GTTTAGTTGAATTGCACCATAACAGTAATGTCCGTTATGCAGTGCAAGGTTGCGCAAATGTTTATGGATCTTTTTCTGGTTTCCGAGCGCGTATGAAGTCACATGTTGAACCTACATACATTGCTGAGAGACTTAAAGATAAAGGATACAGAACCAAATGTGGTAAGCCTGATATGGGGTGGAGACCATGGCATCTTGCTATGAAAGATATGGTCAATCCCGTCAATGGATTGCGTAGTGACCTTTTAGATGCGTGTGTGAGTGCTTTCTCTGCAGACATTCTTAAAGGTCTTACCCCAGAACAACTCTGCAAAATTCATGTATATGATGAATTCACAGCATTGAATGGAGCGGCACGAACCAATTATGTAGAACACATGGATTGGAATACAAGTGCTGGGTGTCCATGGAAAAAGAGCAAACGCTATTTTGTTAAATCGGCACCTCCACAGTTAGACCTCTTAGAACCAAAAGTCTTAGATGACGAAATGCGCTCCCGTGTTGATTTATGTGAGCTCATATACGGTGAGGGGAAACGCTACATGCCAGTTTTTTGTGGTAATCTCAAGGATGAACCTAAGCCTTTTGAGAAGATAAATGCGGGGAAGACTCGTGTCTTTGCTGGGGCTCCATTTGAGTGGTCAGTAGTCGTTAGAAAAAATTTACTTGCCTTTATAAAGTGCGCACAAGAGAATAGATACTTGTTTGAAATGGGAGTGGGCACAACAGCTCAGAGTGTACAATGGGGGCAGTTGTTTGAGTACTTAACACAACATGGTCTAGATCGGATTGTTGCTGGTGATTATGCAGCATTTGATAAGAGCATGTGTGCCCAGGTTATCATGGCTGCATTTAAAGTGATCCGCAATATATGCGAGGCCGCTGGCTATACAGAAGAAGAACTTCGGACTATCGACTGTATTGCTGCAGACACAGCATTTCCTTTGATGGACTTTGATGGTGATCTCATAGAATTTTTTGGTACAAATCGATCAGGGCATCCGCTTACTGTTATCATTAACAGTATAGTGAATAGCCTATATATGAGATATGTCTTTGGTGTGTTGTCACCACAAGGTGTTAAGTTGAGCCAATTTAAAGAATTGGTTGCTCTTTTCACGTACGGAGATGATAACATAA